GAATGCGAAGACCGATCGTCCGATATGTACTGAACCCTTAATGAATGGTTTCATTCAAAGAGGGATAGGTATATATCTTCAGAAACGTCTCCGTAAAACGGGTTGCAATCTGAGAACTCAGGCTCGGAATCAAGAGTTGGCAAGAATTGGATCGTTATCCAATAACCTTGCTACTATTGATCTCAAGTCGGCGTCAGATACGATTTCGTATATGACAGTCCTTGAATTGCTCCCGCTTCCATGGTTCAATTTACTAGAAAGCTGCAGGAGTCCCCGCTACACATTTCAAGGGAATTATTATGAATTTAATAAATTCTCTTCTATGGGTAACGGTTACACCTTTGAGTTAGAAAGTTTAATCTTCCTAGCTCTCTCACGAAGTGTATGCGATTTCTTAGAAATCAAATGCACGGATGTGAGTGTCTATGGTGACGATATAATTGTCCCCTCTAGAGCAGTGCAACTTCTCCGTCGTGTGTTAAAGCACTTCGGATTTGTAGTAAATGAAACAAAGTCTTTTGATCAAGGCCCTTTTAGGGAGTCTTGTGGTAAAGACTGGTTCTTAGGGGAGTTAGTACGACCATTGTTCCTTAAAAGCAAACCCAGTAACGCCAGTCTTATGATCTGGTGTAACCATATATACCGAATCAGTGAGGGTCTTCTTGACCCACGCTATAAGGTATTATATGATGGGCTCTACAATCTCGTTGATTCGAGATATAGAGTGCTCAAAGGTCCCGATGGTTTTGGTGACGGCCATTTCGTCGTTTCGTGGGACCGCCGAAGTATCGGCGGGCACTCGTTACGAAGAAGAGGCTGGGAAGGTCATGGGTATTATACCCTCGACCAAACCCCTTACACCAAGGCAGTTACAGATGACGCTGTCTATCCTGTTGCGCTTTACGGCGCTCAGTTTAGTTCGGAGCCATCGTTGAGAGACAAGTTACAGGTTAGCCATCTTTCTAAAGATGGACTATTGCATCCTGTTTCTCGTAACTGTACACGTACTACTCTTAGGCGTGCATTCCATCCGTGGAATACTGGTTGACCCTTCGGGTCTTTCCCGGGTATTAAACTCCCGGTGGTTCTCGTTCCTTG